TTATGCTTTTAGATCATATTAGTCTACATGGCCAAAATGATGCGTGGATCAGTGAGATAGCTTATAGCTTAGATATAATGAGAGATGTGGATATAGATATAATACACGATAGAGCAGATATCACTGGTAATAATAATGATGAAACTTTTCAGTTAAGAAAGTACAATGAAGGAAATCCCGAGGATCCAAATGATCTTCATAGTGAACGTATGCAAAATTTTAAATTAAGAGATATACAAAAATTAGCATGGTACCTAGAAAAAATAGGTCAAAAATCAGAAGCATGGGAATTAGTATTAGCTAAAAAAAGAGATCCCTTTATAAAACTCAAAGAATTGTTTAATATATATAAACAATCAGGTGCGATAGGAGTAGGAAAACAAGATGCAAGAACAGATAGTAAAACAGAAACTAAACGAAGCGATCACTCTTTATCAGAAAACTAAAGATAAGCGTGCTCTTGATGCTATAGAATTTTTTAAAAATTTATTAAATAATAATATTTCTCGAAAAAGTTTAATAGCATATGCTAAACATATGTACCCGGGATACAAGGATCCTGCGCATATACAACTCATTACTAAAAATTTAGAATTATTAGAAGCGGGAGAATTAAAAAGACTTGCTGTCTTTATGCCACCACGACATGGAAAGTCTATGTTATGTAGTGAGTTCTTTCCCGCATGGTATCTTGGAAATAATCCAAACGAATTTATTATACAAGCAACTTATGCTCAAGAGTTAGCTGATGACTTTGGTCGTAAAGTAAGGAATCAAGTTCAATCACCTGATTTTAATAAAGTATTTCCACAAGTAGGATTACGTTCTGATAGTACATCCGCTAAACGTTTTCATACGATGCAAGGTGGAACGTATAGTGCGGTCGGTGCTGGTGGAGCGATTACAGGTAGAGGTGCGCATTTATTAATTATAGATGATCCAATAAAAGGAAGAGAGGATGCGGAGTCAGAAGTTCAACGAAGAAATTTAATAGACTGGTATAAATCTGTAGCTTACACACGATTACAACCGGGTGGTAAAATTATATTAATTCAAACGAGATGGCATCAAGACGATTTAGCAGGTTTCATTTTACAAGATACTCAAGAGAAGTGGAAAGTTTTAGATTTACCCGCAATCGATGCGGAAGGAAATGCGTTATGGCCAGAAGCATACTCTAAAGAAGATTTAGAAAAAATTAAAAATACAGTAGGTCAACGTGTATGGCAATCTCTTTATCAACAACAACCTTCTAATGAAGAAGGATCTATTATTAAAAGAGATTGGTGGAATATTTACGAGGATAAAAAAGTTCCAGTATTAAGTTATGTGATACAATCTTATGATACAGCGTTTAGTACATCATCCACAGCCGACTTTAGTGCGTGTACTACATGGGGAGTTTTTACAGCACGAGATGAGGAAAATAAACCTTACGCTGCATGTATATTATTAGACGCATGGAAAGAAAGATTAGAATATCCAGATTTAAGAAAACGTGCACAAGATAGTTATAAAGAATGGATGCCCGATGGAGTGCTCATTGAAAAACGTGCCTCGGGTCAATCTTTAATACAAGATATGAGAAGGTCGGGAGTTCCCGTTATTACATTCTCTCCTGAACGAGATAAAGTTTCAAGAACGCATGGTGTAGCAAGTATGTTTGAAGGAGGATTAGTCTTTACACTTGATAAAGAATGGACTAAAGACGTAATAGAGGAATCTGCTCAATTTCCTTACGGAAAGCATGATGACGTACACGATACATGTGTACAAGCTCTTATGCGAATACGTGAAGGATTTTTAGTAGTACACCCAGATGACCCTGAAGAAGATTATGACGAAAAAGTTACAAAATACAGAAAACACAAACGTTATTACTCTTAACGTTTTTAATAGAAAGCCATCATCACGAGTATTAGCTCGTCATGAAAATGATAAAGTTATTGATGCTTTACATAGTTCAGCTATAGCTATTACAGATAGAATGGATCTAAAAGGTTATGCTTTAGTAGCATGGGATAAGAAAGGAGTTCCTTGTATATCTTATTATGTAGATCATCCTGAAAATCCTATATCTGATATGATGATTCCTAGCTTTACACAAACTTGTTTTCAGGGTATAGTTTCACAAAGATTATCAAAACCGGAGGATTTAGATGGTGAAGAATAATAAACAATATGGAATAGAAGATGTAAAAGCTTCTAATAAAAGATTTTACGAAAAGTTTCCTGGCGCAAAAGAAGATGCTGCTATGCTTAAAAGAGCTATGCAAGATAATGCTAACGAAATTGTAAAAGAAGTTGATCAAGATAAAATCAATCGAGAAAACTTTGAACAAGGTTTAATGGGAATTAAACCACAAGGTATTATCATTAAAAGAGTAATATAATTATGTCTAAAGATATTGAAGAAAGATTAGCTGGTTTAAAAGAAGCTCTTAAAGAAGGATTTGAACACACAAACCCTGCACGAGTAAAAATGACACCAGATGAATCAATGGAAGATAAAACAAAAGATTTATATCCAACTTCTGAAAAAGATATTGAAAAATTAGGTGGTGAACAAGCAGATATATCACAAGGTCCAAAAGCCCACGAAAAACTTTTAATGGAAAAATTAAAAAAAGTTTTTAAAAAAGAAGAAAAAAAAGCATGAAAAAAGTTAATACTAAAAAATTAGAAAAAGGTTTAATGCCTTCTAAGTCTAAAATGAAAAACAAAAATGGTAAAAAAAACTCCAGTTGTTGACATGATAGATGAAGGTATAGCCCTTCAAGGTGATTACTATTTAACTCCAGAAGAAATGGATTATATAGATAAAGAAAGAGAAAAGAATAAAGGAAAGAAACTTTACTTTGATCCAGATATTGAATATATAGGAAGCATCGAATCATTTGACGATAATGGTTTTAAAAAAAATCAAGATAGATCAAGAGGATAATATGGTTAAAAAAACTACAGAAGAAATTACTAAAAATATTTTAGATATAGATTTTGAAAATATTTCAAAAGAAAAAGAATTTGATGATAAAGGATATATGGAAGATCAAGATTCATCAAGAGAAGATAATGACTATGGTATGGAAGGCGTTGAAGAAGTTGCTGAAGTAGTTCCTATCTCTAAAGATAAAGGTCCTTTAGAAAAAGATGTATATCCTCAAGGACGTAGAGAAAAATTTAAAAATAAAGATAAACCAAATCCATTTAAAAAAGCATGAAAATGACAGCGGGTTCAGGTTCTGGTTTAGGTCGTTTACAAAAATCTATTGATACTGGAAGTATTTTAAAAAAGCCAAAGAAAAAAAAGAATGGCAAAAAAAAGTAATCCATACGGAACTGGTTTATTTTATAAAAGGACTAAAAAGAAAAGACCAGGAAGACATTCTAAAAGTCCTAATAAATCTTTTGATAAAAAAAAATATAACGGACAAGGAAGAGTATGAGACGAGAAAATCCAATTAAAACTTCTGTAAAATCTGGAAATTTTAGACCTACTAAATCAGGTGCAGGTATGACACGTAAAGGTGTTATGGCATATAGACGAGCTAATCCTGGTTCTAAATTATCAACAGCTGTTACTGGTAAAGTTAAGCCAGGAAGTAAATCAGCAAATAGAAGAAAATCATATTGTGCACGATCAGCAGGTCAAATGAAAATGTTTCCTAAAGCTGCAAAAGATCCTAATAGTAGATTAAGGCAAGCTAGAAGAAGATGGAGATGTCGATGATAATTAGATTATTAAATAAGTTTAATTCATGGTTATCATATAAATTATGGAGATATGAATTAAAACAAAGAGCTAAAAGATTTAAAGATGAGACCTGTAAATGTGGAAAAAAGTAATTATATATATTACAACTACAGGAGAATAAATATGTTTAACCCATTAGATTATTTAGATTATAGTAAAGTTAAGAGTTTTTGGACTGATTATAATTTAAAAGTTCAAAAGTTCTGGAAAGATGCTTTTGAAGACTACAAAGCTAATTTCCCAAAATAAGATCCTTTTTGATTGTTTAATCACTGGAATAATTAACTTTATTCCAGTGATTTTTTGTTTTATACTACTCTATAGATGTATAGGGTATGAACCCGGAGGTATTAAACAATGAAAAAAATGAAAAATAAAAATAAGAAATCTTTTCCAGATATGTCAGGTGACGGTAAAGTTACTAAAAAAGATATTTTAATAGCAAGAGGCGTAATCAAAAAAAAGAAAAAGTAAATGTTAACTAGATCAAGGTTTGAAAAACAAATGACAAAACCTAGAAAAAGAAAAGTAAAGTCCGATTATCTTGCCGGTTTATCTGGTAAAGAAAGAGCAGCAAGAAAAGCTGCTCTTTTAAGATTAAATAAAAATACTAAAGGTTCAGGTATTTTACCAGGTGATTTAAATAAAAAAGGTAAGTTAAAAGGAAGTAAAAAACAAAGTCCACATAATGAAAGGTTTAGAAAAAAATATGGGTAATGTTGCAAAGGCAATACAAAATAAAGCCAAAAAATCTGGAGTATCAACTTCTAAGATAAGACAAATTTATAATAGAGGTCTTGCTGCTTACAGAACAGGAGGTCATCGTCCAGGTGTATCATCACAAGCATGGGCTATGGCAAGAGTAAATTCTGCTTTAACAGGCGGTAAAGCTGCTAAAGTAGATAGAGACATACTTAAAGGTAAAAAAAGTAAAAATAGAAATCCTGATGGTACAACTAAAAAAGGAAAAAAATGAAACAAGGATTATACGCAAATATAAATAAAAGAAAAAAAATGGGAAAGAGTAGACCTAAATCAAAATCTACTATATCTAAAAAAGCATATGCAAATATGAAAAAAGGATTCCCTAAAAAATAATATGGCACTTGAAGTAGAACTAGATAAACAGAAACTGCAATATACCGATGATGAAGGTAAGAAAATTACTGTCGATATAAATGAAGATGAAACGGAAAAAGCTGAAGAAGAATTTGAAAGCGATCATTACGAAAATCTTGCAGAGACATTAGATAGTTCTAAAATTTCAAGAATAGGAAAACAATTAATTACCGCTTATGAAGATGATAAGTCTTCAAGAAAAGAATGGGAAGACCAATATTCTAAAGGTCTAAAAATGTTAGGTGTAGTTGTTGAAGATAGAAACGATCCTTTCCCGGGAGCTTCTGGAGTACATCACCCATTACTCGCAGAAGCTGCCACTCAATTTCAAGCTAGAGCTATTGCGGAGTTATTTCCTCCAGGTGGACCTGTAAAAACTCAAATCATTGGTAAAATTACTGATAAGAAAATAGAACAAGCTTCACGAGTTGAAGATTATATGAATTATCAACTTACTACTCAAATTCCAGATTACTTTAATGAATTAGATCAAATGTTATTTTATTTATCATTATCGGGTTCAGCATTTAAAAAAATATACTTTGATGATACATTAGATAGAGTTTGTTCAAAATTTGTACCAGCGGAAGATTTTGTAATAGCATATCAAAATACAGATTTACAAACTGCAGAAAGATATACTCAAGTAATGAAATTATCTGTAAATGAAATTAAAAGATACCAAGTAGTAGGATTTTATAGAGATGTTGCTTTATCTAAAACTCAATCTGATTTAAATACAGATGATCAAATACAAGCA